CTTTAGGGCTGCTAATAGCTTGTCTCTAAAGTATTTAACATCGTCTACGTCACCTAGATTTTGAGCGCCAGGGAGAGTTTCAATCTTAGTAGAAGATTGTTTCCCCTTAACTGGGACAAAGAAATCCTCGTCCGCACTCATAGGGTTATATCTTTCGTTTATTGTATTTCTAGAGGTATCGTAGTATTTCTCTTTCTTATACTTTTGTTTTATCCTCTCAATATACATTTCTGCCTTAGAGCTAGGCATTTGTCCAACATCAATATAGAAAATTCTTCTTTCCGGGGCTCTCTGTAGCCTGTAGATTAGCATAGCATCTTCCATTAGCTTTAGAGATCTAAAAGTAGCCCTGGAGCCAGCGGCTATGCTTCTACCGTAAGGATAAAAGTATGGATCTGATGTTTGTAATCTGAAGTGGATAATTTGATTTTTATCTAGTTCAATATATTGACGGTTAGCCATCATATCACTAGCCCCGCCAAAGGCCTCCCAATCATTCTTACGAGGAATTTCTTGTAAGAAATCAGTTAGATATCCATATTCATTTTCTACTCTTAGTATAAAACTAGGATTAAGTATTTTAACCTTTTGAATACCCGCTACCGCTTCTTGAAGATCTACAACCAACTCTATGAAACAATCACCAAATTTAGCTGTATTTCTAACTATGTCCCAAATCATATGGTCCATTTTGGTAGATCTAAATAGGTGCTCTATCTCTTTCTTCATTAGAGCGTTTTCTGTTTCTATACTAAATTTATCCCCGTGTAGATCTCTCTGGGTTGAGTCATCTGCATAAATATCAAAAGCTGTTGATATTTCAGGATAATTAGCCATACTCTCAAATTCAGAATATCGTCTCTTCCTGGTTATCTCCTTTTCTGGTATAATAGGCTGATACCCCGTCCCCCCTGGGCCTCCCTTTACAAAGCCTCCAGGGGCATCACTCTTGATAACATCTGAATCTACAACCGTATCGCCCGCTAGAGGGTGCAATTCAGCAGTATTATCTTCTATAGGGAGATCATCCTCCTCTCCTGCGTATGGGGCTGCTTTAGTGTGGAAGAACTTAGCAAAGAATCTTCCGACTTTACCCATAGGGTAAAACCAGGATCCAAATCTGCTACCTCCACCAAAAGTGGTCATTCCAGTATTTTGTACTTCGTCTAGTCTATCTTTTTTTATTTCAGGAGCCATGCTAAGTCCTCTTGTACCATTCCACCATGAGATTCAATATTAGCCTTAGTTGATTGGAATGCATTAGGTGATATTTCGTTATATTCTCCAAGTGTATGTTCTACTGGAGTTGTATTAATTAATTCTTTAAGAGCAAAGGCTGATAGTGCCAAGGATATTACTAAATCGTCATTGCATCCTTCATCAGCTTCTGCCTTTCCATTGTCTTTCACTACAAAAGTAAGTAATTCTCTAATGGTTCTCTCAGAATTAAGTTTAAATCTTCTAGTTCTAATAAATTCTTCCATTAGCGCAAGAAGGTGTTCCTTGTTAGTTGCGGTCATTTGAAACCCTATCTGACCCTTCTCGTCCACCCACAAGTTCTCGTATTCTTCTTCTTCTTGAAGTTTATCAATTAGGTTAAGACCTATAGTATTTCTTTCTGGTATTACCAAAGCTTGGTTATATCTTCTTCCTACTTCTGCCACTATTTTAGCTAACTCGTTTATAGGTGTTCTATTAGAATAGAATTCTGCTACTTGTTCTCCACTATAGGAATTAATTACATGAAAAGCGGAATAATCTCGTTCTCGTCCTAATGCTATATCAACTGCTACAATATATTCATATGCAGGGTGGGCTTCCTTCCACACCCTCATTCTATTATTATAGTTTCTCCAGAAGTCGGAATTTGAATGCTCATTGAGGTTAGCTAGAATTTCTCCATCAACGTAGGTATCCCCCGTTCCTAGGAAGGAGCACTCATACTCTTGTAACCATTCTCTAGGACTTATGTTGCCTTTAGTTTGCTTTTCCCACTCAGCCACGTTTATGCCCTTATCAATAAGCATATCGTAGAACCCTACTTTATATTCGTCTTCGAATAATTTATCGTATTCTTCGTTTATAACATATTGAGGGTGATCTTTATAATTTATATCTAAGGGAGAGAACGAATTTTTATTTGCTACGGCATCTTCCCAAGTTCCATGATACCAATTTCCAATACCATTTACGGTGGACAAAACAAAAGCATTACCCCCTGTTGAGATAGTAGGATAAGCAGCAGCCCAGATGGTACCAATATTTTCAATGAAAGCTGCTTCATCTAAAATAAGTAAAGAACAGGAAAGGCCACGACCAGACTGGCGACCTGATGGTCTAGATTTAATAAATGACCCGTTATTAAGTCTAAATGTATGCATGTTACATTTACTGGTAGTAAAGTCTGGTATCTTATGGAACCAAGAGGGGAGTTCATCATACATGATCTTAATTCTATCCAAAACCTCAGTAGCCTCTGTGTCACCAATTGACAGGATAACTACAGACTTAAGTTTGTGGAACATAGTTAGCCAGAGACCAAACGCAGCAGCTAAAGTAGTACACCCAGCCTGACGAAATTTTCTTAGAATATTGAATCTATTAGTCTGTAAAGCTTGTATAATAAGTTTTTGGAAAGGATATAACTTAAAAGGCACCAAACCTCTGACAGGGTGGGCCACTTTAATACACTCTTCAATAAAAACTATTGGATCAGCCTTATATCTGCTGGTTCTACGTTTAATTTCTTCTATTTGGTCTTTACTGAACTCCATAACTTTTAAAATGTCGCCTACCCCTTATATTTATGCTTTTATCTGTACTAGAGGAGATAAAATATCCAAAACAACCGATAGATTACTAGTTTATTTACGTAAGGCTGGTGTGGAGGTGCATCTTTTAGTAGATAAAAAATCTATATTCGATGCTTATTCAGAAGAACTAAAGTTTATCCAAGAAGAAAAGGCTAAAAAAGATGATATAGTCATCATGTGTCATGACGATATAGAGATATTGAATGACCCAGAAGAGTTTATCTTCATGCTCAAACAATCCCTGAACGAAACAAAGGTTGGAATCGTAGGAGCAGCAGGGACAACTCACCTAACAAAAAGTGCTGTATGGTGGGATGAGCAAGTATGGAGACAAAATGGACATAGAGGAACAGTATTCCACGGTAAAGATAAGTGGGAAATGAACGCTACAACCTACGGGGTGGCAGGAGATGTTGTAGTATGTGATGGACTGTTCCTAGCATCCACAGTAGGAGTTCTCTCTGATATAGGATTAGAAAAACCTAAAACCTTTAAGGGAGAATGGGATTTTTACGATCTCACGTATTGCATGAGAGCATACGAAGAGGGATATATTAATAAAGTTGCTCCCATACTTCTAAGACATGAATCTGCGGGGGAGCTAGTAGGAAGAGATTCATGGCATGAAAATCGTAAGAAATTTATTTCTATGACTAGGTTACCAGTAAAATGTTAGATATACTTTGGATATTAGTTAATTTCGGTATTTCGAATGGAATTGTACATTCCTCTTTATCTTATTCTTTTTGGCAAAAGATGAATATATGCCCTAGACCAACATTGTTTAGGTGCGTGATGTGCATGGGCTTTTGGACACCAATCCCCTTAACAATAACGTGGCACTCGCCTACAGGATTTATCTTATGGGATATGTTCCTGGGGAGTGCCACAGCTTGGATACTCTACCTGTTCATTATGGACAAGCAGGATAAAACTTAGGTGTAATTGTGTAAGTTAGTATCGTATGTATTTATACCGACCAATTCATCCGAGTTAGGCAGACTGTAGTTAGTAATCCAATAACCATGAGTAGCTAAATCGTTACCAATCATTTCTATAAACCTCTTGATATCCTTGTTAGTCTCTTTTGTTGGGTGATATGGACCATACATATAATTAGTGTGACCATGGGTATTTAGAGGGAATGGATCCCAGTCCGTTTTACCCACGGCATAGTTGTCAAGCATCCAGTCTCCCCAATAATGGCGGTTTGTCGCTCCACTTACGGAACCATGATCCTGAGCATTTGTTACAGAGGACACATAAGCGACATCCCCAGCTTGGTAGGGCCTTCTAGAAACTCCATCATGTAGGGTAACTATGGTCCCCGCTGGGCCAAGGACACCAGATGCCCCAGCTACAGCACTAACGCCATCATATAAATTTCCATGGCTATCATAGTTAGTATTATTTATTTGAAAAGTTTGTGGAACAAGAAGGGAACTTCCCGCCCATGTTCCAGATATTATATCCTGTTTTACACTAGCAGTTACTTTAAATCTTAGGTAAGATCCCGCTAGTCTAAGTGGAGCACCTGAAATACTAGATAGAGACATTTGGTAATAATCTATAGTGCCAAGTAGATCAGGTTGTCTGTAATATTCTATGTTAAGGCTCTGCCGTCTTATTGTTGCGTTACCAGTCCACTCTGATGATGGAGCGGAGGGGGCGCTTACATTATAGGCAGATGCAGATAGATAAGAACCTGATCCTGCGCTAAAGGGGACTTCTGAAGTTACTGCAATTACCATTTGTTCAATCTATGTGTGAAAACGGGGGTGATTTGTTTTCACTACTAACTTATATACATAAGTTAAAACATAGGTAACCGATGTTTTTATTGTTTTTTCAACAACCCGATTTGCAGCGGCGAGTTTTAGGTAGGTTTCGAATCTTCATTTCTCTTTTTATTTAATAGTCTTTTCACTTGAGCCCTTTCACGGCTTGAAAGAGGCGCAACGGATACGATCTCTTCCATGACAGTATCTATTACTTTTTTAACTACCTTAGGTTTAATTTCTACAGAACTCAGGACTACCTTCTCAGGGGCAAGTTCCCTTTTAACCCTCTTACAAGGCGAAGCAGGGGATCCGCATCTTCCATCCCCCTTGTAGCCTATTGCCAAACTTTTACGCCTGGAGACCTCCTCGCCCGTCTGAGCGCAAGTCACCATTTTAATTTTTCCTGGACCTATTCCTGTATGATATCTTCTAGCCATACTCTATAATAGAGGCATAGAGAATAGAATAATGCCAACTGTAAGAGAAAAATTAGAAGTAATGAAAAGGGCCATTGAGGCCTGCCCATGGAAATACCAGGAACAATGGGCAGAACATATGATAGCCTATTCAGACAAAGAAGAATATCCATGACCAGCACAGGCTCTAAAGGTAGAAGGTCTTCTATCTCCCTCAGAACAAATGAATAGCATAGGACATGTTGAGGATATTTTGGGACTAGATTATTACGGGTGTTTCGGAAACAAAAAGAAAACTAAGGAGTTATTAGCTCTCATAGACCACAAATTATCCAGAAAGATATAATGCATGAAGGTATAAAAGCACTTATAATTACATTTATTTCCCTTACGATAGGCATATGGATAGTAAGTATATTAGACGATAGGAAAAATAAACAACATGATTAAAGACGCATACGACGCTTACTTCACCCTTATGGCAATGACATTGGACCAAATACAGCATATTTGCGATAATCCTATGACAAGCGAAAAAGACATATATCGCATCAGAAAACTACTAAAAATGAACAATGAGACCGCAGATAAAATTTTTAGTTTAGCACACAATAAAGAAGATATGCCTGAGTCTGTTCACAACAGATTAAAACCCCATGATCTGAATTAGTGAAATTTTTTCAGAATTTTTTTCTAGGTTAGGGAAGTTAAAAAGGGACTCCTAATATAATATGATAGGTACTGTGTATGGGGGCGTAGCAGACGCACCAGGAGTCCCGCCGACGCAAAGCGTTATACAGCAACACCTTATGCCTCCCCAAAAGAGGGGAACTTTCTAAAGCAATTGGATACTATAGCCGATAGGTATGGTATGATACAAAGCATGAACGACTATCGAACAGAACGAAGAGCCAATTGGATCATTGTGGCTATCACTACCATTCTATTCGCTACCGCACTTGGTAGCCTTACGGCTATGGCCCAGGGTCAGGTTGTCCCAACAGACAGGCTAGTCTTGGAGCAAGAGAAGCTCTTGAATGCTCTCATCAAGGTCGAGTCCAATGGCAACGACAAAGCCATCGGAGACAACGGCAAGGCTATCGGGTGCCTCCAGATCTGGAAGGTCTATTGGACCGATGCTGTAGAGCGTAGTGGGCTGGGTGGAAACTATGTAGACTGTATGCGTAGGGACTACTCCAAGTGTGTTGTGAGGGCTTACATGAATCGCTATGGTGGAATGGCATGGAAAACCCTAGACGGGTTCAATGCTGAGAAAATAGCCCGCATACACAACGGTGGGCCGAAAGGCTACAAAAAGAAAGCCACGGTAAAATACTGGCGGAAAGTTCGAAGAGTCTACAATTCTAAGTAGCGTAACCCCCTGCAACTAATAGGGTTGCGTTCACTGCAAGCGGCGGCAAAACCTAAGTCTAGTAATAGTAAGCACTTATGGTTTTAGGAATGCTTAGCTTGCAATCCTCACCAAACTACTGTAGTCTATACGCATCATGGGAATAACACTCACAGACGCTTGTTTTGAAACCACCAACAGCGGGTTCCACATCCATTTCGAAAACAACTGGCTAATCTCGGTCCAGATCGGGTGCGGGACATACTCCGACAACCAGGACAAGACCAACACTGTAAACAAAGAGACTGGCGAAACTCGTTTTTCTTTGGAGAGTTCTGTGGCCGAGGTTGCCATAATCAGCCCTAAGGGAAATTACGTGATCGGAGACGAGCGTGGGGGTGTCCATGGTTGGACAAAGCCCTTGCTGGCTGCTCGCCTGATTCAATTCACTGCCGACATCTCGCCGGATGCGAAAGACAGCGAGGTATCAAAAAGCCTGAACACCTTCATTGAGGAAAACGAATAACTGTTACGTAAGTCTATATAAACAATAGGCTTGCGCCCGCAGCGGGCGGCGGCAAAACCTAAGTCTAGTAATAGCAAGCACTTATGGTTTTTGGGTGCTATGCTTGCTATCCTAATCAAATTACTGTAGACTGAATCCCTCACCCCTAACCCCTGGAGAAAAATGCTAGACCTGAACATCCCCTTGAACCGCGACATTGTTGGCCTGATTGATATGGGCTGGTCCAATTCCGAAATCTCCAACGAACTCGAAACCTCCGAGGAAGTGGTCGAGGGCGTTGTGGCTGAATACTTCAACGACATCCACCAGGACTATCTCGAAACCCTGGAAGAAAGGGACGAAACCGGCGAGTCTTATTTCGAGGCGGGGGAATACTAGGATGAACCGCAATCTACCAACGCTCCCCGAACTCACTTGCGAGAGGGCTGGCAAGCTGGCCGATTACCTGGAATCTCTCCCCATGTCCGAAACGCGCAAATTCACGCACGAGTGGTGGACCGAAGAGGGGAACCCTTGACCAGCTGCGTGGCTCGCCCGTGAGGCGGGGTATGAAAATCCTAGGGAGAAGTGGCACGAGAGGCAAACCCCGGAACCCATGGAATCAGACTGCTACGGAGTATTGGAAGAAGCACTCAGCGAGCAGATCAGCGTTTACGATGGATATTTCGGGAACTATTCCGATATGTTCGATTCAGAAGCCGGAACGTCCGAACTTATCGAACTGCTGCGCGGAATCGCCGACCTATAGCGTAGTGCGTAAGTCCTTGGCAACAATAGGCTTGCGCCCGCTGCGGGCGGCGGCGAAACCTAAGTCTAGTAATAGTAAGCACTTATGGTTTTTGGGTGCTATGCTTGTTTTACCCCACAAAATCCTGTAGACTGAATCCATGAACAAGAATCAGCAAGCGGCCATCGTCGATCTCCACTTCAAGCTCTCGTGTTTGCGGGATGTAATCCTGTGGGCCTGTGTTGCCCTCGTGATTGTGGCGGTTGTTTTTATCTGTCGGGATCTATTCACCATCGTAATCTCATGAAAGGCGACAGATTCATCACAGTCCACGCCCTCAAGATCAGGGTTCGACCTGTTCCTCACTGGAACCACGACCCCTCCCAAAATGGTGGATTCTATACCACGCTGATCGTCGATGGTGGCAGCGGTGTCCATCTCGGTGGTGGTCGGGATACGTTCGAATCGGCTCAAGAGGTCGCTCAATGGCTCCTGGATAACCCAGCGGAATACGCTGATATCCACGCGGATCTAGAAAGGTCCAACAACCTAATCATCCCCCAGTGGTATCTCGACATGTGCAGGGGTTCTGAGATATGAAAATCACCCGCACATCTATGTTCACTGGTGTCACTCGCACACTGGACCTTCCCGTCACCCAGGAACAACTTGATTCTTGGGAATCTGGCACTCTCATTCAGGAGGCTATGCCTCAACTCTCTGCTGACGATCGTGAGTTCGTTATGACAGGGGTGATCGGCGCGGAATGGGACGAGGAATTTAGCGAAGACGAGTAAACGTAAGTCCTTGTAAACACTAGGCTTGCGCCCGCTGCGGGCGGCGGCGAAACCCTAAGTCTAGTGATAGTAAGCACTTATGGCTTTTTGGGTGCTATGCTTGACACCACTCGAAAATTACTGTAACCTGAATCCATGAACAATCTCTCCGACACTCTAATCACTGCGGACATCAACGCCGCAAATCTCTTTTCCATCGCTGGTATGCTGCGGGAATTCGATTCCGCAGACCACGCTGACATCATGTCCAGCCAAGTGCATCACCAAGCACTGAAGCAGGGCATCGGGCCTGATTTGAACTACGACTCACTGAACGCGCAGACCATGCAGTTCACCGCTCCGGTCCTGGTCATTGCCGACATCGCTGCAATCATGCTGGACGTTCGGGACGGCAAGGCTCAATCCAAGGGGATCGCGGGCATCGAACGCACCACCGAGGACGGCATGGAATCCGCTATCAAGCACCTGATGGCTGCTTGGAGTCCTTTTATCCTGGAAGCGACCAGGGTGGTCGAGGAAGACGCCCAAAACAGGGCCAACGAATTCGACAAAACCAACCGATTCAGGACTGGCGAGGCTGGCCCTGAATCCATGAACTAAGATTGTTCAGGGCGTAAGTCTATTCTAGTAATAGGCTTGCGCTTTTCGGCGGCGGCGGCAAAACCTAAGTCTAGTAATAGTAAGCACTTACGATTTTTGAATGCTTTGCTTGCGTTACCCAGAAACTTACTGTAGTCTACACCCATGAACATCATTCATTGCTCTGGTTGCGGCGATCCTCTTTCCTCTCAGAACCCTGCGGAGTCCGTCAACCGCGTAGAAGATTTCGAGGGGGATCTCAAGTATATCGAGAACTTCTGCGGCGACTGCACCGAGCAGCGTGGCCGGGAGGACGCATATGACGATGTGGACCATGATGACATGTTCGATGTGGACTCTGCCCTGGGTTCCGCTGGCATGGGGACGGACGAATATTACGATCCTTGCGGCGAGGATTTCGGGTTCTTTGGTGAAATGGGGATGCACGAGGATTAGCTATATAAGTCCTTGCAAGCAATAGGCTTGCGCCCGCTGCGGGCGGCGGCAAAAAAATATAATTATACACTTTGCAAACCTCAGCAAAATAATGTAGGATAAGGGCTGAGAAAGGAGGGGGACATACTCCCGCACACCGTAACGTGGCTAAACTATGGGGTCAAGCTCAGGTGGGGTCAAGTCCCTCCTTTCTCTATCGGGGGACGATCGGGTTAGACTGGTGGTAATCCGCGCAAGCGACCCAACCAGGACGGAGGTTCGATTCCTCCCGTCTCCACCACTGTTCTTTATATTCTGGGAGAGAGAGGTTCCTGTGGGCACACGGGAACGGGTCACATAATAACACGGTATCGTGTGTAGTGTGGCTGCATACAAGACCAACGGGCAAGTGCCTGAGGTTGTATGTGGTGCCAGCTTAAGTACTGCGATGCGGCGGCTGTGTGGGTAATAGTTAAATCCCGCCCCTATCTCTCTCTCCCTTTTATTTTCTGAGGAGTCCGATACATTACGATGTGCCTTCTTTGCACCCTCTCGACGCTGAACTTGTGGGGGTGA